GGTGCATAGCGTATGCGGAGATATTGCCCTCCTCCAAGGACCCGGAAGGCTGGATGTATGAGCACCATGGGGAAGATCCGCCACGAAAAGATTGGTACTTGGTGACGACTGAAAAAGGGCGTGGATACGGGCAGCGGATTGAAAAGGCTTTCTGGGATGATGCGAAATGTCGGTGGTTCCGGAATGCGGATTGTCCGGAGGTCGTAGCGTGGCGGGAGATCCCGAAGCCGTACGGGAGGAGGAAATGAGGGCATTATCCCTCTTCTCCGGAATCGGCGGGCTTGATCTGGCAGCGGAATGGGCCGGGATCGAGCCCGTTGCTTTTTGTGAGATAGAGCCCTATGCGGTTTCAATCCTAAAGAAACGCCCGCCTCATCGCCGCCGCTCCGGAAATGCTCTCCATGCTCCTCGAACTCCAGGAGTGCGCCGCCTACTGGAGCGAATACGATGTACCTATTGGCTTGGTGGATAGGCTGAATGCCGTTATTACAAAAGCGAGAGGAGAAAAGTATGACTCGTGACAAATGCCCCGCACACTACAGCTTCAGCGACTTACAGCCTTGGGACGTGATCGACGCATGGGGTGTGGATTACTACCTTGGGAACGTCCTCAAGTACATCTGCAGGGCAGGACGGAAGAGCCCGGATCGCCTGGTGGACCTCAACAAGGCGTTGCACTATCTGCAAAAAGAAGTGGAGCTTGCGGAAAGGGAGCTGGCAGAGAGCTGTGCTTTTACTTCGCCACGGAAGACCACGGAAGATACCACGGAAGACACCACTGAAGAGACACCCCCATCATGGGAGGGTCGGGTCTGGCCTGACCTGACATGTACTTTCTGCGGACGCCCCATGGTCGTTTGGGCGTGGGACGAAGATAGAGAAATACTTGAATATCGCTGTGAGGAATGTGGAGCCGAGGCGTCGGTGAGGCTCGAAGAGGTCGAGGCATGATTAACGTAAAACTCTTACACCCAGATGCCACCCTTCCCTCCCGCAAACACTCCGGAGATTCCGGAGCCGACCTCACCTATCCCGGGCCGGAACGAATTAGGATTTGCCCCGGGGAGACATTAACGATCCCCACCGGAATATCCCTTGCACTCGACCACGGCACCGAAGGCCAGATCCGCCCCCGCTCCTCAATTTCGAGGCGGGGGCTTTTGGTTCACCTGGGGACGATTGATTCCGAGTATCGGGGCGAGGTGAAAGTAATCATCACCAATTTGGATGAAATCCACCGGCACATCAACCCCGGCGACCGTATAGCGCAGTTGGTGGTAGCTCCCGTGCTGTACCCCAAGTTCCGGGAGGTGGAGGAGCTGGACGAGACAGAGAGAGGAGAGGGTGGCTTTGGGAGTACGGGGAGGTGAACCGCCTAACCCAGGCAGTGACGAAGCTATAGCAATGGGATGCACCTGCCCTGTGATAGACAACTGTCACGGTAGGGGATACATGGGAGTTGAAGGCGTGTTTGTGTACATGGAGACCTGCCCCCTACATGGACACCTCTTGAGGAGAGAGTCTGACAAAGAGGGGGAATGTTAGGTGGTGCGAGAATGACCCCCATTGAGAATCTGCGGGAACAGTTCAACGCCCTGGTTTACTGCATCGATGAAGCCATTGACGGCGGCATGCCTTCGCAAGAGGAATTGGAAGGCATCCTTATTCACGTAGACGAGGTAGACAATGCGTTGATAGCCCTTGAGCGAGATAGCCATGGCTCTCCCTGAATGCCCCCACTGTCACATCCCGCTACTCTACAAGGGCGGTGGATGGGGAAGTTGGAGGCCGCAGAGTACGTGGGAATGCCCGAAGTGTGGGAAGTGGTTCAGCACGGAAGAGGAGGAGGAACCAAGTAGTTCGGAAATCCCGAACAACTGAACCGTGTGAGAATCCTTGCAACAACCGGCATTTCTAGTCTTTACCGAGTATGTTCCCGCAATCAATTTCGGCGACATGGCATGACATTTTTCAGGACAAAAACCACGGGAAGTGTTGCGAATACAGCGTTTTCCCGTGACATTTTTAGTGACAAAAGGAGGCCGCACATGCCGCTGTACATAGCCGCTTTTGCCGTAATTCTGGCCTTTCTCCTTCCGGCTGCGTTCATATCAGGCCGGGAGTATGAACGGAACAGGTGGGTTGAGATTGATGTGAGGAGGAGGAAGAGATGAACCTCACCCTCCTAACCCACACCCCAGACCCAGAAGCCATCTGTGCTCAAGCGGCGGCAATCTGCTACCGCTCCGAACCTTCCGAAAAGGTGCTCCGCCATTGCTTAGAGGCAGGGCACTTGTCTATTTTCGAACATGCCAGCGCCACCTTTCGGATTGAGGGGATATCCCGGGTAACGTCCCACCAGCTCGTGCGCCACCGCATAGGCTGGAGTTATTCCCAAGTCTCCCAGAGGTACACCGGATGCTCCCGCAAGGAGGTGATGATCCCCGAGGGGCTGGATGAGCGCATGATAGACGCAATCGAGGCAGCGTACAACGCGTATGAGGCCATGATTTCCGACGGCATACCGAAGGAAGACGCCAGGTATATCCTCCCCAATGCCGCACAGACGGATCTCATTGTAACCGCCAATTTCCGGGCCTTGCTCCACTTTTTCGAGCTTCGACTTTGCCTTCGGGCGCAGTGGGAGATTCGGGAGCTGGCTAGAAACATGTGGGAGCTTTGCATGGCTATTGCGCCTTTCGTATTTGCCAATGCCGGGCCGAATTGCGATCGGTGCCGGGAGAAGAGTTGTCCGGGGAGGGATTCGCAGAATGACCAAAACCCAACGAATCTTTGACGCTCTCGCCGCCATGGGCCGCCCGGCAACGGCGAAAGAACTCTCCGAAGCCACGGGCATTTCGCAGGCTTCGGTGTCTGCCGTGATCTGCGACAGAATGAAATACTCCACTTCTCAGTTCTCAGCGGAAACCTTCTTCCGGGATGGTGGCGGGATTGTGAACTACTATTCGATTAAGAAACTACGCCCCATGGAGCCGATAGAGATACCCTGGCACCTGGGGGGGATCGAGCGTCACGGGGTTGAGAAATGGGCCGCCATCGTGGATCGGGAGGTTGAGGACATGATGGGGAAAATCCGTCTCAATAAAGGAGAAATAGCGTCCTAATCTCGCATGGTGCGCTTGCTATACTCGTGTTATGGAAAAAATAAAGGAGATGATTCAAGCATGAAGAGTTTGAAAGTCGTTATGGATTACGTCCGGCTGGTGCGGTGGCAGTCAACGCAAATGTCAAAAAGAAACTTCAACGATTTCTTTGCTGACAAGATTGCTCGGGCCTTGTCAGAGCCAAACCTTATGGCCTTCGGAGACCGACTCGTAAGCATTGTGGAAGCAAGCCGTGAAATGCTCTCTGGTGAGACTGTAAAGGGGTTCCTTTTGGTTGCGAACAGTCCCGAAGCACCACGCATCTTGAGCTGGCTCAGAAAGTACCACCAGATAGCCGCAATCCTCACGATCATGAAGAAGGAGGATTATGAAGAGTCTATCCAGAGCATTGAGGTGCAAATGGCCTCGTCGGAATCTGGCGTAGTCTCTGCGGTGCCGGAATACACAATTCCGATCACGATGGAATGTCTCTCTCCGCTTTCTCACGGAGCAGAGACCAAAGCCGGGAACGCCACCCTTTTCAGGCGCATGCAGGTGTTGTCAGACGAAAACAGCGTGCTTGAGCTGCCCTTCTACGCCGGGAACGCCTTTAGAGGGCAAATGCGCGATCTTCTTGCAAATGACTACCTGATTCGACTTGGGCTTACTCCGAACATGAAAAACCCTCCCGTTTCTCTCTGGTTTTTTCACACTCTCTACGCTGGCGGCGCCCTTGATGATAGCGGGAAGGCTAAAGCCCTTATGGAGCTTATGGGGAAAAATGGAGCTGAGCGCATTGACGGTGTTTCCCAGGTGCGTGATGCAGCGCCTCCGGTAAGCCTTCTCGGGGCCGCCATGGGACGCAGGATTCTTGGAGGCAGGGCACAGTTCGGAGACTACCGTCCGCACTGCAAGCAATGGGGCTACGGCGACATCGACGTAAGCTCTCTGATGGAGTGGGTATTCCTTACACGCCGGGACGATCTGGAGAATCCCGGAGAGGGGGAGCATCACGGCATGATCGCAAACACCGAGTGCCTGAAAATCGGGACAAGGTTGTCCGGTGGGATCGACTACAACGGGCATATCACGGAGATTGAAATGGCGTGTCTGGGGCATGGGCTGGATCTCATCGAAAAATATGGATATGTTGGCGCATGTTCAAATCGGGGTCTTGGAAAAGTCAAAATCAATATATCCAACAAGCCCGATCCTACAGCGTATTTTGAGCACATGGAGAAAAATCGGGAAACCATTCTCGACCTCTTGAAACAGGTTGGGGCGCTGGACAAGGAAACAGAATCTTCTCCGATCAAGTCCGGGGAAATCTCCAACGAAGACGACGGGATAGACTTCTGATGACAGCCGTCGAACTCATAGCACAAGCGATCCGGGGCACCTCCGAGTGCCCCGTTTTTCCTGCCAAGACGGAGCGTGGGGTTTGTTGCGTTACGGGCCAAGAAACAGAATGCGTGCCGAGGAAAGAGCTTATCGGAGCTGCTTTCACCAACCTTGATCTTTTGGCGTGTCCTGCATCCGATCTCGTGGGCTTGGACGCATATGTAACCATGAAATATAAGTGGGCAAGAATGAGTTCCTGGATAGCTTCGGAAGATTTCGGATTCAAGCGCCTTGACCGTCAGGGCGTGAGGAATACGGTCATTGGATGGGAGCCAACAGAAAAGCGATGGGCTGCCTACGCCACCACGAGTTACAAGAAGCATGGAGCGCTACATGCTCCGGTCAATTCCGGGAGCCAGTGCATCTGGAGATTCGAGAACGTTACTGTGGATTGTTCAAACCGAGAGAAGCTGAACGACTGGTGGGGCGTGATGCTTGAAGCTATGAAGCGGGGAATTAGCCGCCCGAGCCTGGAGGAGATGAGCATTTACGCCCCAACGCTGAAAAAAGTTGGGCTCACCTATTGGGAAGAGCTGCGCTCTTGGGGGAAAGATAAGTACCTTTCTCCGCTCTACAAGTTCCTGTGCTACTTGCTCCCGAGCCAGGCAGAGATAAAGGAGGGATTCTTTGATTTATGAGAAGAACATTCAACAACCGTTAATGCTTGGGAAGATGTACGCAAAAACGGATGAGTTTAAGCGTAGCCTGCTCAGGGCGCAGCGGATCGTTGAGAAAGCCCTCGCTCAGGAGAGCAACGGGTACGTGGCAATAAGTGGCGGGAAGGACTCCATCGCCATGCTTGGCGTTGTTGCTAGTGTTTGTGGGAAATCCCTTCCGGCGTGGGTGCACCTTTCAGATGCAAGCTTCCCCGGGACGAGGGAGACGTGCGAAGAGGCATGCGAAAAGCTCGGAGTCGAATTGATTGTTGACGAATCCCCGGTAAGCGCCTTTGACGTTATCGGACAACAATCCAGTAAGCAGTTCGGAAAAAAGGGATTTTTCTTCGATGCAATCAAAAAGGTTTGCAAGAAACATCGCCTCGCTTTCGTAGGTGTCCGGGCTGCGGAGAGCAAGAGGCGAATGCAAGCGGCCAAGGCGGGGCCGATTTTCGAGTCAAGCGTTCCGGCGAAGCATCTGAAATGCCACCCGATACTCTACTTTTCCATCCAGGATGTTTTTGCCGCAATATCCTACTTCGATTTGCCAGTACACCCCATCTATTTCAAACGGCCGCTAAGCGACAAGCCTATCAGGTTGGGGTACATCACTGCTCTGGATCTCCTGGAGAAAAACACGGCGCTTTTTGTTAAAGTGAACTATCCGGAGCTTTACACAAAGCTCGAAGCCGCTTACCCGGAAGTGAGGAGGTATGTGTAATGCACTTTAAGGTGACTTTCAATCTGGACGGTACAGGCGTTTCTTTTGATCCTCGGTTTCCGCTCCACCTGGACGCCCTTCTTGGATGGTGCCTTGCTCCTATGCAGGTACCGCCACATATGCGAGACCTGCAAACGGATGAGAAGCCCTTTGATGTACAGATCCCGCTATTGCGGAGCAAGGTGAACGGACATGACGTATGGCACGGATCGGCGCTCTTTTCTGAAGGAGATGAGCCGGAAACCATCGCCTGGTGGAGAAAAAGATTTCGAACTGACTTTGCGGGAGGCCTTACTTCAGGAAGCCCGAACATGACGCTTGGGAAAATGCGTTGCTATAACACGCCCTTGCCCCTGATTCTTACCAGGCAGATGTTCGCCTATGCCAGCGGGAACCGGAAAACGGCGCTAAAGGCTCTTCGGGCGAACTTGAAGTATCTGGGGAAAAAATCTTCCGAAGGGCACGGAAAAATTCTTTCCATCGAAGCTGAGGAAGTCTCTGAAGACTGGAGCCTTACGAAAGATGGCGTGGCAATGCGCTTCTTGCCGCATCCCGAGGGGCGGACGATTGCTCGGTGCGCTCCTCCTTACTGGAATTTTGTTGACAGGGTTCCTTGTTTGAGTCCCGGAGAGGAGATACCAGCATGACCGCCGAACGCAAACGCACCCGCTGCAACATCTATTCCAGAGTCTGCGGCTTCCTAACCCCCATCTCCCAGTGGAACAAAGGCAAGCGGGAGGAGTGGCGGGATCGTAAAACATTTAAGGACTCCGAATGCGATTCTTCGAGCGAATAGCCGAAGCCAACGCTCTCCGTCGGGAGGTGGCTCAAATGGGCCGCCTCCTTTCCGTGTTCAGGCTCCGGCTCTCCTCCGCGGAACACGAGCGGGACAGGCAAGCATCCGTAGCCATGGCCGCAAAGCAGGAGACGGCCTTCATGCAGGAAATGTTGTGCCAGATCGATGTTCTTTCGGATAACCCCGAGGTTAAGCGGTGTGTCCGGAGGGGGTTGGATTATCTACGAGGAGGACAAACGCATGAAGAAGCGTGAACCGCAGTGGCTCACGAGAACGATGAAACAGGAAATAGAGTGTGCTCTGCGAAGCTACCCAGAGCTGTTTAAGCGATTCAAAGACCTTGACGAACACCTGAACGCTCAAGCCATGTCGGGCTCCGGAATCAGCGAAAAGGTGGACTCATCCCCCACCGGACTTTCTCCCCAAGAGCGTGCCGTGGATCTCAAGGAAAGACACGGGGAGTTTTGCAAGCTCCAGGCTGTGCTGCATGGAATAGTCCGAGGTCTCGAGTCCCTGACGGCCAGACAGAGAGAGTTCGTTCAAGTGGTGTACGAGGACAACGACAGACTTCCTATCAGAGAGGCCGTGGAAATCCTGGGCTTTGATGGTGTTGTGCGGGAGAAGAAGTATTATGAGCTTCGAGACCGCGTGCTGTGCAGACTGGCCCCGCACATTCTGGAGCCGTACAGACAGTATGCATACTCCAAGTGTTTTAGCAAATTTGGGTGGAAGAAAATGGGGGATTTTATCACCGATAAATTTAAGGTAGAATAATATCGTTCGCGCGAAACCCTCACGCAAAGCCTGCGCACCGCACTCCTCCTTTGATAGCCCTTGCCTACCCAGAATAGGCAGGGGCTTTCTTTGTGCTTGAAAATTAAAAAGGTACTTACTGGAGGGGCTGGCGCAAGGGTCGAATCCAGCGCGGTCAAAATTTACGTGAAATTCAGAAAACCAAGGTTGACACTTCTTTTTAATAAAGCTTCGACTATAATCACAAATCCTTGCGGTTACGGAATCTTGACGAGGTGACACAACGTATGGACATAATTACAACCAAGGAAATATGCCGTCGCCTCGGGGTTTCTCGTCAATCGCTCTCAAAATGGAAGGCCGAGGGCTGCCCCTCCGAAGGCTACGGCAAGTGGGACATCGACGCTGTTGTGAAGTGGAGGAAGCGCAACAAATCCTCTGCACAGCAAGGCGACGACCCACCCGAAGAAACGAAGGGGCTCCAGCAGCAGAAACTCGAAGCCGACATAGCCTATCGCCGTGCGAAGGCTGAAAGGGAAAAGCTTCTCCTGGCAGAACTGCGAGGGGAGTTTTTGCGTAAAGAGGAGGTGTACCAGGAATGGGCGCTACGGATAACAGAGATCACCAGTGGATTGGAAAAGCTCGTGCGGTCTCTAGCGCCCAGACTGGTAGACCGCACAGAACGGGAGATCCGGGGGATATTGGAAGATGAGTTCCGGGTGCTCCGTGACCACTACGCCAGAGGCAAAGCATACACTCCCGTGGTCTCCGAGGGAGAGAGCGGCGTGGAAGCCTCCGGATAAAATCAGCGTCTCCCAATGGGCTGACATGTACCGTGTGCTCACCACCCAAGACTCCGACCTCCCCGGCCCGTGGAGAACCGACAATGCCCCCTATCTACGGGAGATAATGGACGCTTTCTGCGCCGAGGATATCGAAGAAATTGTGCTGGCCTGCTCTACGCAGTACGGCAAAACGCAGATGATCTTCAACGTTCTGGGGTACGTGGTGCACCAAGACCCTGCCCCGGCGATGATCGTTTATCCCAACGAAACGCTTGCAAAAAGCGTATCGAAAAACAGGCTTCGCCCCATGGTAGAGGCAACCCCGGTTCTTTCGGAGCGGTACGACCCCCGGAAGTCTGAATTCATGGAGCTGCAGTTCTGGGGGGCGTACGTTGCCCTTTCTGGAGCAAATAGCCCTGCCTCTCTCTCCTCTCGCCCCATAAAATATCTGCTTATGGATGAGGTGGACAAATTCCCCAAGTTCCTGGGGGACGAAGCGGACCCCATCTCCCTGGCGAAGGAGCGAACAAAAGCCTTCCCTGGATCAAAGATACTTATCGTCTCCAGCCCCACCACGGAAGACGGGCACGTATGGAGCCACCTCGAAAGCTGCGACCGCCGGAAAGAATACTACGTTCCATGCCCGGAGTGCGGGGAAATGCAGAAGCTCATCTTCTCACAGATCAAATGGCCCAAAGAGTTGACCGAAGCCTACGAAAACGCCGGGCACGACAAGAAAGAAATGCGCCGACTCGCACAGCGTGCTCGTGACGTGGCGACCTACGAGTGTATCCACTGCCACGCGAAGATCTCTAGCGACAAGAAGATGGGGATGCTTCGGAAAGGGCGCTGGCGTGACGAGTTTGCAAATGACTCGCCACCCAGAAGGATAGGTTTTCACGGATCGTCCCTCTACTCCCCCTGGCTCTCCTTCGGGGATGTAGCCGCCGAATTCCTGGAATCCAAGGACTACCCCGAGAAGCTGCGGAACTTTGTACAAGGCTGGCTTGGAGAGCCCTGGAGGGAAAAAACAGCAGAGGCAAGCTCCGACATGGTGCGCCGTCAAGCGTGGAACCATCCCAAAGGGAAAATTCCCGTGCTGGCGTCACCGGAAAAGGTGCTCCTCACGGCGGGAATCGACATACAGAAAGGCCATGCCTATTATGTTATCCGTGCCTGGGGGCCGAACATGACGAGCTGGCTGGTGGATTACGACCGCTTCGAGACGTGGGACGAGCAGGACCTGATAGCCCAGGTGCAGAGGCGGATAGTAGATCCTCTCTACTACGTGGAGGACAGCAGCGGATTCTATCAAGTATCCCTCGGGATGATTGACATTGGATACCGCACAGACGATGCGTACGCCTTGTGTCTCACATTTCCGGACGTATTCAGGCCCTGCAAGGGATCGTCCCGGAAACTTGATAAGCATTATGTGGTGCAGAAAATCGAGCGGCTTACCAACATGGAGCGGTACGAGACAAACACAGACCTGCTCAAAGATTTTATCTTTGGAAGGATGCAAAAGCCGCCCGGCAGCCGTGGATCTTGGATGGTCTGCAAGAACGTCACTTCGGACTACGCAGAACAGGTGGTCTCCGAGGTGAAGGTAGGCGTTACCGACCGCCGAACGGGAGCCATAACCTACGAATGGCGGCCCATCTCCCAGCACGCAGACAACCACTATCTGGACTGCGAAGTGTACTCTACCCTGGCAGCTCGGGTACTTGGGATGCACGCCGTGGCCGACGACGAAGAAGAGGCCGCAGCAGTAGCGAAATATGCTCCACCGCCGCAGAAGAAGCGTAGCGGATGGATGCAACGAGGAAGATAGCCTTCTCCCCTTCGGGGGAGGGGGCTTTTTTTGTACCCTTTGAAAGGAGGTGAACCACCCATTGACGAATACAGAACGCCTTGCAATGTACGAGGCCGCAGAACAGGCAATACTGGAGGGAGGGCAGGAGTACGAAATAGCCGGGCGCAGATTTCGCCGGGCAGACTTGCGGGAAATCCAGGCTGCAATCCTCCGGCTAAAACGACTCATTGACGAGGAAAACACCGGAAGCGCAGGAACAAACAGGGCCGTTGTGCGGTGGAACAAGCGATGAACTGGCTAGATCAGGCAATAAGCTACATTGCTCCATCGTGGGGGCTCGCACGTTCTCGGGCTCGGATGGCAATAAACGCCGTCCGGAATTACGATGCGGCCATAGGCGACCGGAACTCTAACTGGCGGCCCACAAACCAGACCCCAGAGGAAACGGACGCAGCATATCGTGATCGTGTGCGGGCTCGGGCTCGGGATCTGGAGCGGAACAGCGACATAGCACAGGCAGCGGTTCGGGCAATCAAAAGAAACGTCATCGGCACGGGGATACGCCCCCAGGCAGACACCGGAGACCCCGACCTGAACAACAAAATTGAGGCGGTGTGGAAATGGTGGACTCGCCCGGAAAACTGCGACATAACCGGCGGCTCATCGTTCTACGAACTCCAGCAAATGCTTGTGCATCGCCGCTTTTTTGATGGGGAGATCCTCGTCAAGCCCGTGGTGGACAAGCGAAAAGCCTTCCCTCTATCCCTCCAGTTCATCGAGGCCGACTATCTGGACTCCATGAAAACGGAAGGGAACAACAACCGCCCGGTGCTTGGTGGCGTGGAGATCGACAAAACGTATCGCCCTCAAGCCTATTGGCTTCTGGAAAACATCGACTCTCTCTTCCTGCACTCCGGGCGCAACGAATCTAAGAGAGTTCCTGCGGACAAGATCCTCCATTACTACAACAAAACGAGACCCACCGCACTCCGGGGGATGTCTGAACTGGCGGTTGTAATGGAGCGGCTGAAAGATACGGGGGAGACCATAACCGCAGAAGTGGTGGCAACAAAGGTGGCGGCATGTTTTGCCGGGTTCGTGGAAGACGAACTGCCCGCCACGGCGGTGGGGCGATTGCCGCAGAACTCCGCAGGGCAACGAATTGACGGCATCGAGCCGGGGATGCTGCACTATCTCGGCAAGGGCCAGAAGGTAAGCTTTGCGACTCCGGGAAGGCCGAACACCAGTGTCGGGGACTTCCTGCAGATGATGTTGAGGTACACCGGCTCTGGTCTTGGGCTCTCCTACGAGGCCCTTTCTCGGGACGTTTCGAAGGCGAACTACTCCAGCATCCGACAAGGGAACCTTGACGATCGGCAGGAGTGGCGCATGGCGCAACAAAGCGTGATAACCCATTTTTGTGAGCCCATCTGGGAGCTGTTTATGGATGCTTGCGTGCTCTCGGGGAAGGTGAAGATCCGGGGGTATTGGGAAAACCGAGAGAAATACACGTCGTGCTTCTGGACGGCTCCCGGATGGAGCTGGATAGATCCTCTCAAGGAGGTAAAAGCCTCCAGGGAAGAGCTTGCAGCGGGGATGACTACTCTTGCAAAAGTCTGCGCCGCAAAGGGCGAGGACTGGCAAGAGGTGCTTGAACAGATGGCCCACGAGAAAGCGTATGCCGAAAAGCTCGGGCTTAATCTAATTTGGGAAGAAGGAAAGGAGGCAGCCTTTGGCGACGAAGAAGGTGAAGGCGGAACAGGGAAGCCGGAAACGGGATGACCTGCAATTTCGCCAAGCGGTAATTGAAGGTGGCGCCATCGACGAGGGTTCCCGAACAGTGGAACTCTCTTTTTCGTCTGAAGCCCCGGTGAGTAGATGGTACGGCGTCGAAATCCTGGGCCATGGGGAGGAGGAGATCCAGTTATCTCGGCTCCGGGAAACCGGAGTTGTCCTTTGGAACCACAATTCAGATGTTCCGATAGGGAGTATCGAGCGGGCATGGGTTGGGGATGACCGGCGAGGCCGTGCCGTTATCCGGTTTGACGAAGACCCCGACAGCGACAAGATTTTTCAGAAAATCCGCTCTGGAACCATAAAAGGCGTATCCGTAGGGTATCGGGTGCTCTCCTGGGAAGTAGTAAAACAGGGGGCTCGCTCTGTCTGCGGAAGATTTGAAGGCCCGTGTCAGGTTGCCAGAAAATGGGAGCCTATGGAGATTTCCCCCGTGTCGATACCTGCGGACGACTCTGTAGGTATTGGGCGAGGGTATGAAGGCGAAGAGCAAGAAAGGACAGACGAAATGCCTAAGAACGTTGTAGAGACCGCCACCCCCGAGACTGAAGAGGTCCGGGCCGTGGAGAATCATGTGGAAGCGGTAGACGCTGCAAAGGTGGAAGAGCAGGCACGCGCAGCAGAGCGTGAGCGAGTATCCGAAATCATGAGCATGTGCGCCCGGTTTGAGGTAGATCCTGCGGAGCATATCCGCTCCGGGGCGAACGTGGACCAGGTACGAAAGGCGGTGCTGGACGCATTGGCAGACCAGAGAAAAGAGATTGAAACTGCCTCCGTTGAGGTGGGGCAAGAGAGCCGGGACAAATTCCGGGAGGCCGCCCGAGATGGCGTATGCCTTCGAGCCGGAATCTCTCTCGACAAAGTGGCACCTGGAGCAGAGGACTTCCGCGGCTATTCCCTGCGGGAACTTGCCCGTGAAAGCCTTGAGCGTGCCGGATACGACACCAAAGGCAACGCCATGGAGATGGTAGGTCGTGCCCTCACAACCTCCGACTTGCCCGTGCTCCTTGGCAACGTGGCGAACCTCTCTCTCATGAGCGGGTGGGAGCAGGAGCCCGAGAGTTGGCGTATTTGGGTTGACGATTCCGGCAGCGTCTCGGACTTCAAGATCCATACCATGGCACGCCCTGGGGAGCTTGGCGACCTCGAGCGTATTCCCGAAGGCGGGGAATACAAGTACGGCGAACGCACCGAAACCTTCGAACAGTACCAGATTGCCAAGTACGGGAAAATGTTCTCCATCACTCGTGAGGCCATTATCAACGATGACCTTGGAGCCATGACCGATATTCCCCGGCAGCACGGAGAATCTGCAAGCCGCCTTCTTGGGGACCTTGCCTACGGCGCCATTACCGGGAACCCCACCATGGGAGACGGAAAAACGCTCTTTCATTCGACACACGGGAATCTTCTTGCGACCACGAACGCCGTGGCTATCAGCTATTCTAATTTCGAGGACACCATTGCAGGGATCGGCACCGCAGTACAGGCCATGCGTCGCCAGACAGACATTGGAGGCAAGCGCCGCTTGAACATTCAGCCCGTTTTCTTCCTCGCTCCCGTGGCGATTGAAGAGGAGGCCCGTCGATTCTTTGCAGAGGGGCGAGTTCCCATGACCGTGACTCTGGACAGCGGCACTTCTGTTGCGGCCGGCAACGGAGCGAATCCTCACGCCGGACGTTTCCAGATGGTATTTGATGCACGGCTTGACGACAGCTCTGAAACTGCCTGGTATCTCGCAGCTCGCAAGGGCAAAACCGTCAGAATGTACTACCTCAACGGCCAGCGTCGCCCCTACATGGAGCAGCGGCAGGGCTGG